TAACTGAAGGCTTAATGGCTCTCGATGACCAGGCATTCCAGCATCGACTTGATTTAATTGATGCCCGAAATAATTACGAACTTGCTGGCCTGAATTCCATTGAAGCTCGGCAAGAAAAGTTTCAGCAGGATCTACAAAAGATTGAACTACAGCGCATTGATACTGTCCGCAAGGCTCAGCAATCAGCCGCCAAGGCTGCAATGGAGTACAGCGCCGCTCAAAATACCGCTGCGGCTGCCCAGCCTGGTACGCCCGTTACCGGACAAATTGACAAAAGTGTACTCAGGAATTGGTTAATTTCGCAAGGATTTGATAGAACAACTGGCGACCTTACAAACAAAGGGCATGCCACCCCTAACCATACGCTCAATGCCATGGACATGGGCATCCTGGGTGGCTCAGATGCTGAAGCATTGCGCAAGACTGCAGCAATGGAAAGAAAGCTGAGGGCTACCGGAGCATTCGGAAGCCAGCTCTTTGGCCCCATTAGTGACCCCTATGGCCACGGGGCTGGAAAAGGCGGTCAAAATATTCACCTGCACATTCCAACGCCTGGCGGCAAAGTCAAAATGACTGCTGGATTGGCCAGTCTTATGGGACAGGGTGGCGCAACAAACGTAGCACAGCGTCGTGAAGCCCGAGCCGGAGGTAAATTAGCAGTTGAAGCGGAGCAGGCGTCTTCTCAACAGGAACAGGCAAAACAGGCAATTATTTTTGCTACAAATAAGGCCCTTGAGGAACGTGCTGCACTTATTAAGGCTAATATCAATACCATTTTCCCCGTTGCAGAGCAGCGACTAGAGAATGACTTGATGAAGATGAGAAATCAGTTACAGATGCAAGGAATGCCGCAAGAGTATATTGATTATCAAGAAAAAGTTTACAAGGGCGCATACGAAGCAGCGGAATTCATTAAGCGCCAAGCAGAAGAGACGGATCGCTATACAGTATCTCGCGATGCATTGTTGAAAAAACAGGAAGAAGGCATTGCACTGACGCCTAAAGAAACGGAAAATTTAAGATTTTACAATGACGCCATCGAACAAAATAACAAGTCAATTAACGATCTGACTGAAGCTCAGAAGCAATATCGTATTGCTACTTTAGAAAGCACTCTCGCATCGCTAAAAGATGCTGACGCCTTAAAGGCTCAACAGGATACCATTAATCTGATCAATAGTTCTGTTGAATCCGCGTCTAATAGCTACAAGGGCTTCTTAAAAGAAGTGGCAATGGGAGGGGATGCTGCGGAAGCATTAAAGAAATTCCAAGAATCTCTCACTGATCAAGTGCTGACTATTTTCTTGGACTTTGCAATGAAGCCCGTGGAAGACTTTTTTAAGGAGCAGTTTAGTGCAATGTTTGGAGTAGAGACAGAGGAGTCTGTAAGGCAGAAAACTATTGCAAAGCTAGAAGAACAACTAGCGGAAGCCAGGAAAATAGCAGTTGCCACGGAGCAAACTGCAATCAATACCACGCCGGGAGCAAATGACACAGGTTTTGCAGTCACTGGTTTTTCCGACGAAAGTATTAACACAGGGTTCGGCAATTTTAGCGATGCTAATTTTGAAAATTTTAAGCTGTCTGCCGAAAGCGCCTTGTCCAACATTGACTTTGAAACAGCTTTCCAGCCGGCGCAAAAGAATATTCAGGCCGCCATGGAAAACTTGTCACTATCAATGGATACCAACGCTTATAGCTTGTCCCAGTCAGCAGTAGATTACGGCGCCAACTTCAAAAACGTTGGAGATAGTGCCAAGAAAATGGCCGAAGATGCTGGCAAGGCAGCCGAGGAAGCAGACAAGAATGGAGAAGACTTCAAGGAAAGCCTGGGTAAGGCCGCTGCTGGTATTGGCATTGCAGCAAGCGCCATCATGGGCATCGCAGCAGGCATTAGTCAAATTAAAGAAGGAGACACTGCCAGCATACTGGGAGGCATCGGCAGCATCTTCTTAAGCGTAGGAGGAGCCATTGGAGGATTTGGAAAACTCTTCGGAGCCAATGGTGGCGTTGCGGATGGTGGCTGGAAGCCATTTCCCGTTAGCGCATTTGCCTCTGGTGGTATGGTTACAGGCCCCACTCTTGGCCTTGTAGGCGAAGGTAAATACAACGAAGCCATCGTACCATTGCCCGACGGTCGCTCTATTCCGGTGAAACTGAAAGGAAGCAATGATAGTTCACTGCGTGAAGCAATGAGTCAACCATTTGGGTCCAATGGTATTCCCGTTCTTAACATGAGCTTCCAGAGCACAACTATCAATGGAGTAGAGTATGTGAGTCGCGATCAGTTAGAGCAGGCAATGGCTCAAACTCGTCGTCAAGCATCTCGTGAAGGAGCGCAGCGTGGCATGAGCATGACCCTAGACAAATTACAACAGAGTCCTTCCACACGTTCTCGCGTAGGTATTCGCTGATGTCACTGCCATTTCCCAATGTAAAACCTACGTCACGCAATTTTAAGCAGGGACAGTTCCCTACGAAGGTTTATCGTTCGTTATCGGGCGCAACGGTTAAGCGTAGTTTTGGAAACAGGGCCTTTGGTAACCAAATTGAGTTGGAATTTGCAAATATAGACGATGCCACTGCAACTTTAATTCTTAAGCATTACGCAGATACAAGTGGCGGGTTTGAACGTTTTACCTTACCGGCCGAAGTGTTTATTGGCATGTCAGCGTCCCTCCAGGGCTATATACAGTCAACTGCAACCATTCGATGGGAGTATGCAGGCCCTCCTGATGTGGAGTCAGTACCCTGCGGTCTTAATGTGGTACGAGTGAGCTTGGTGGGAGAATTAATTTAATGTCAAGCATTCGCATTGCTAATTATTTCCGGTTAACAACTGCAAATAATATACCCCATCGGTATCAAAATTATTTTATTGGAGCGTCTAGTACTTACCTTGGCGAGTCTTATTTGTTTGCTCCCTTTCAAACAGAGGGATCTATGGCTAGCCTCGGTGGCGACAATCAACAATTGCGTGTATTATTTCCAAACGTGCAATATGCTCTGCAATTATTAGAAGAAGGTGAGGGCAATAGACTCAGTACATTAAGACTTACTACAGCATGGATTACTGAAGCCGGAGTGATAGCTAATTCACTGGACGATTACTATTTAGGAATTGGCGCCGGATTCAGTGAAACCACTGTTGAATTGAGATTTCGATCTGCTATTGATAGCGTGGGTTCTGAATTCCCTCGTCGCACGTTTAGCAGGGACTTGGTAGGCCCTTTGCCGCTAAATGCCGAACTGTACTTGAGATGAACGATCTTATTGGTCTGACAAGGGCGTGGGGTGCTAAGCCGGGCGATGGAAGTAGCACTGTAGATTGCTGTCTACTTGCTGCTGAAGTTCGCAAGCGACTGGGCTACTATGATTTTACGCCAGATTTAGCTTGGATTTTTGAACGTTACACTGATGAAACCTTCCCTCGCCGTTACATGGCAAAGTGGTTGCTTCAGCATGGCACGAAACTAAAGGGCCCTGAGCCTCATGCTTTAGTGCTAATGCCAGGTAGTTCTCACGGGGCAATGGGCACTGTGATGGATGATGGCAATGTCCTTTATATTAGTCAAAGCACGGGCGTTGTAATTGCGCCCTTACCTCCTGGCTTTGGTCATTATTTTAGGTTAAACAAATGACGCGCAAATTACTGCCATATGAACACCAACTGATCGAAGAATTAGGGATCACAAAAGAAGAATATTTGTGCTTTTTACAAGTACAGTTTGACTACACCACCACTCCAGAGCAACGACTAAAAACGCCGCAAGCAGACTTTGGGGTGGTAGCTCTTGTTCTTACTATTGTTGGCACTTTATTGCAAGTGGCATCAGCGCTTTTGATGCCCAAACCATCCGCAGGCGGCAAGCGACAAGCACGTGAACAAACTTTCGTGCCGCGTTTTGCTTTTAATAGCGCACAAGAATTAGCTAAATACGGCGATCCCGTTAATCTCGTTTATACAAACACGGCTCACAACACGAATGGGGGCGTCCGCGTGGCCACTTCGTTGATTTGGTCTGCCATTGAAAGTTTCGGCAGTAGTCAATATATGCAAATGATGCTAGTACTTGGCGGTGGTCCAATTAACGCGATTGACATTGAACGCATGGCTTTTGGTCAAACGCCCATTCGTCAATTTCAAGCTCAAAGTGTATGGCTTTATTACAACAAAAGCGGCAAGATATTGTTTGCAAATAAAGAAAAGGGCAGCACAGATGATCCTGCATTTAAAGGATCAGCTTCTAGCGATTTGGTGTATCGCGTCAATCCGTTCAATGGTAATCGCCTTGAAGGTTTTAGTCAAGCATTTTCCCCTACAACATTAACTCGTTGCGGAGTATTCAGTCCGGTACCAATCAACGTGGATGTTGTTGATCGCCTATCCAGCGGCAGTATCAAACAGACCCCCATTGGAATTACAGCAGATGCCGCATTCGTAGCCGACTACTGGCCAGCCACTGGAGCACGCCCTCTTGTGCCGAGTGGAACAACACTAAGCCTGACTTTCTTACAGTCACAAGTTGCAACAAATACTAAAACTGATGTCATTCAAACATCATCCGATAAACGCCGCGCTCTACTGGAAAGTATAGATACGTCCAGTCTGTACAAACTCGGCGCAGCTAAATTTCGGCTGGTATCTATTTCGCAGCCCGACTTAGATGTTGGTGATGCCGTAGTGACTTTCGTCTGTGTCGAACCAGGAGCTGTTTGCAAAGAAGCGTATGATAAGCTCGATTACCGAACTGGCGTAAGCGATGCCGTGCTAGAAGCCGCTTCAGACGGTATTACGGAGTATTACCACACCAAATGTTTGGTAAAAATAGAAGATGCTGCTTACGAAAGCATCACAAATGCGAATGTAGTTGACTTTGCCTTAAAAGCCCGGTCCTTCCAACGTATCAGCGGGCGTTCCCGTAAATATGCAGAAAAGAAAGAAGAGCAATTTAAGAATAGCGATAACGGTTCCAAATTACGCAGCAGCTTTTTCCGCCTGCGTTACCGCCAACTGGGACAGCCATGGAAATTCGTCGAGCGTATTTTTGTAGTGCGCCGAGGCAATGACATCGACAATTTTATATCTCTCAAATTTGTATCCACTGCAAGCGCAGCTCGATGGCAATTCCAGTTACTGGCAGTTGCAGAAACTGCTGCAGACATGACCACCAATAATCCTGTAGATTTTGCCTACATCGACAACACTGGAAACACTCAACAAATTAACAATGGAGACGGAACCAGTATTTATTTCATTGGCACGTTAAAAGCTCGTGCAAGTGCCGTGCCTGGTGGGGTGGCCGATCTTCCTCCACTAGACGACAGTCCGGCTGAGCTTAACGAGTGGGCCTTGTTCTCGCTGCGCTCTGATACCCAAGTCCAGTTCAGTTTCGACAACGGCCCCGAGATTGAAATAAAAGCCGTCACAGAGCAAACCATAGAACCGCTCACCACCACTCTTTATAGCGGCCTTAGTCTCATCGGCTTCAATGCGTACAGTGGTCAAGGCATCCAAGACCTCCGTTCCATTACTGCTTTTGTTACGCAAGGTAAGCGCTGTACTGTACTGACTGGACCAAGTACTTATACCCTGTCAAACAGTAGCAGCAGCTTTGCTCCCGATATTTTTCTTGACACAATCACTGACGCAGTAGACGGCATTGGGCGTTTTGCCAATATAGATGGTGTTGATCGCGCAAGGCTATGGGTGGCAAGAGAGTTTTGCAAGGTTAATCAACTGTTTATGGATGGCGTAATTGCTGAGCAAACCCCATGGCGTCAATTCTGGGCAGAAGTGGCACCCTTCAGTCTCCTGGAAATGGGGCGTATTGGCGGCAAGGAAACTCTTGTACCCGCAGTGCCCTGTTCTTCTAGTGGTGCAATTCTTAGTCAAGTGCCCATCTCAGCATTATTTAATTCCGGCAATATTTTAGAAGATTCTTACAAAGAAGAATTTATTGATTATGGCACCAACGTCCAGGATTTAATTGCCACTGTTATTTATCGTGATACAGAATCTGATGGAGTGTTTCCTCGCAACCGCAGCGTGGACGTAAGGCGAAGTGGTGTTACTGAAGAAATAGCGGTTCGCCAAACTTTTGATATTTCTCAATTTGTTACAAATAGAAATCAGGCAATCATGTTTGCCAAGTTAATGTGTAATCAGCGCCGTCACATCCGTAAAATCATAGAATTTCGCACGTTTCCCACGGACAGTGTGCTCAGTCCAGGGGCTTACGTTTATATTGACATAGGCCAAGCTCAATGGGACAATATTTATTCCGGGGCCGTACAAGCTGGAGGAGTGCTCAATACTCCCATTTCCAACATTATTAACGGAACTTATAGTGTGCTACTGTGGAAATCGGGCCAGCCAAGTGTTGTGCCACTCAATGGCATCAGCATTGTGAATAATGTTGCAACTGGTTTGTCGGCTTACGAAGACTGGCTTTTTGTTTTAGGTACAAACGTAAAGAGCAAGCGCGTATTTCGCATCACTGAGGTGCAGATGGATGAAGAGGGCGAAGTAAGTGTGAAAGCTATTGAACACCCTTGTGACTCCAGTGGCAACAGCCGAATCACGGCTGGTCTTGCGGATCCAAGCAGTACATTGTTCCAGATCAGCTAAGCTAGAGATAACATTTTTACTTAGTCATGGGTTTTTATACTGGCTGCACTGGCTCTTTGGTTTACCTCGGCAAGCCTGTAGCAAAAGTACGGGACTGGTCCATTGAAACCAGTCTTGACATGCTGGAAACAACTACATTAGAAAATTGCACGAAAACTTTTCTTCCCAGTACCAAGACTACAACTGGCAGCGCCACGTTAATGTATTACAGGCTGGAGACTGGAGAGTCTGTTAATTACACGGAATTTACAGCACTTTTAAATAAAATTCACA